TTACTTCTTCGCCTCTGCAACCACTTTGCTACCCACGCCGCGATTATTGTATTCCCACATGCGGTTGTAGTTAGTGTCATTCAGATTGCGCTGTATTTCGTCGCTATCGTCAACGCTGCCGGTATTACCCGCAAATGGACGATTGGAAATCACCGCATCGCCCCACGGTTTAACCGTGTTAAAACCTTCGTTGATGGCGCTATCACGGATCACCACCTGACCGTTGGTATTGGCATCAACATCCAGCGAGCGGCCCAGTTGTGCCACGCCATCACCGGAAGCATTGAAACGGCTGTTTACGGCGAGGAAACCGTAATAGATGTTGGACAGCGTAGCCGGTGCAAACACATACGCTTCTTGCTGAGTACGTGAGTTCACCACGCGGAATTCGGTGTTATCGAACACCACTGCGCCGCGACCAGAAACGATATCCACATCCCCTTCAATATAGCTGTTGGTCACCAGCGTACGCGGCTGACGGTTGGTTTCCAGACGGTTCTGCACACCGCTGTTGGTGACAAAGAAGGTGTTCTGACGACCGAGAATGTTAACGTTGTTAATCTGTACCTGGTCACCATCAGTACGCAGTGCCACCGCCGGATGGTTACCTGCATCTACGCTATCGCCCAGCGTGTTTTCGATGGTCAGATTTTGCAGTTGCAGGCCATTGTTTTGTGACCAGAAGACCGCAGAGCAGAGAACACCGATACTGTCGCTGCGTTTGCTCTGGCAGCTATCGTACATATACCACGCTGGTTTACCTGGCATATATTTGCCGCGCGGGTTGACGTCGTGACGCCAGTCGGTAGGGCTCATGCCACCATCAAGGGAAAGCCCAATCTTCACATCAATCGGTTTTTCACCTGTACCGTACAGAGTAATTCCACCCGGAGCGGCAGGGACATATACCGTTCCCTGATACTCACCAGGCATCACGGCAATATACTGGCGCTTGTTGGTACGCTTGATAATTGCCGCATCTACCGCCGCCTGAATCGTGGTATGCGTTACACCTTGAGTGCCCGCCGGGCCGACAACAAATTCAGGTTGCGCAGGCAGGGTAATCGGGGAAGGATTCCACGCTGCAGCACCTGGTGTCAGGGATGCAAAATAGTGTTGAGCATCGAAATTCTGCGCTTCTTTTGCCGACAGAATCGGGCGAGAAGAGGTACCAGGCGCGGTTTGATCAGAAGGACGTTGATCGGGCGGGGTTGAGCTACAGGCGGTCAGCGTCACGCCAAAAGCCAATGCCAGCGCCAGACGGGAAACTGAAAATGTGTTCACAGGTTGCTCCGGGCTATGAAATAGAAAAATGAATCCGTTGAAGCCTGCTTTTTTATACTAAGTTGGCATTATAAAAAAGCATTGCTTATCAATTTGTTGCAACGAACAGGTCACTATCAGTCAAAATAAAATCATTATTTGATTTCAATTTTGTCCCACTCCCTGCCTCTGTCATCACGATACTGTGATGCCATGGTGTCCGACTTATGCCCGAGAAGATGTTGAGCAAACTTATCGCTTATCTGCTTCTCATAGAGTCTTGCAGACAAACTGCGCAACTCGTGAAAGGTAGGCGGATCCCCTTCGAAGGAAAGACCTGATGCTTTTCGTGCGCGCATAAAATACCTTGATACTGTGCCGGATGAAAGCGGTTCGCGACGAGTAGATGCAATTATGGTTTCTCCGCCAAGAATCTCTTTGCATTTATCAAGTGTTTCCTTCATTGATATTCCGAGAGCATCAACATGCAATGCTGTTGGGATGGCAATTTTTACGCCTGTTTTGCTTTGCTCGACATAAAGATATCCATCTACGATATCAGACCACTTCATTTCGCATAAATCACCAACTCGTTGCCCGGTAACAACAGCCAGTTCCATTGCAAGTCTGAGCCAACATGGTGATGATTCTGCTGCTTGATAAATTTTCAGGTATTCGTCAGCCGTAAGTCTTGATCTCCTTACCTCTGATTTTGCTGCGCGAGTGGCAGCGACAGGGTTTGTTGTTATATGGCCTTCAGCTATTGCCTCTCGGAATGCATCGCTCAGTGTTGATCTGATTAACTTGGCTGACGCCGCCTTGCCCTCGTCTATGTATCCATTGAGCATTGCCGCAATTTCTTTTGTGGTGATGTCTTCAAGTGGAGCATCAGGCAGACCCCTCCTTATTGCTTTAATTTTGCTCATGTAATTTATGAGTGTCTTCTGCTTGATTCCTCTGCTGGCCAGGATTTTTTCGTAGCGATCAAGCCATGAATGTAACGTAACGGAATTATCACTGTTGATTCTCGCTGTCAGAGGCTTGTGTTTGTGTCCTGAAAATAACTCAATGTTGGCCTGTATAGCTTCAGTGATTGCGATTCGCCTGTCTCTGCCTAATCCAAACTCTTTACCCGTCCTTGGGTCCCTGTAGCAGTAATATCCATTGTTTCTTATATAAAGGTTAGGGGGTAAATCCCGGCGCTCATGACTTCGCCTTCTTCCCATTTCTGATCCTCTTCAAAAGGCTACCTGTTACTGGTCGATTTAAGTCAACCTTTACCGCTGATTCGTGGAACAGATACTCTCTTCCATCCTTAACCGGAGGTGGGAATATCCTGCATTCCCGAACCCATCGACGAACTGTTTCAAGGCTTCTTGGACGTCGCTGGCGTGCGTTCCACTCCTGAAGTGTCAAGTACATCGCAAAGTCTCCGCAATTACACGCAAGAAAAAACCGCCATCAGGCGGCTTGGTGTTCTTTCAGTTCTTCAATTCGAATATTGGTTACGTCTGCATGTGCTATCTGCGCCCATATCATCCAGTGGTCGTAGCAGTCGTTGATGTTCTCCGCTTCGATAACTCTGTTGAATGGCTCTCCATTCCATTCTCCTGTGACTCGGAAGTGCATTTACCATCTCCATAAAACAAAACCCGCCGTAGCGAGTTCAGATAAAATAAATCCCCGCGAGTGCGAGGATTGTTATGTAATATTGGGTTTAATCATCTATATGTTTTGTACAGAGAGGGCAAGTATCGTTTCCACCGTACTCGTGATAATAATTTTGCACGGTATCAGTCATTTCACGCACATTGCAGAATGGGGATTTGTCTTCATTAGACTTATAAACCTTCATGGAATATTTGTATGCCGACTCTATATCTATACCTTCATCTACATAAACACCTTCGTGATGTCTGCATGGAGACAAGACACCGGATCTGCACAACATTGATAACGCCCAATCTTTTTGCTCAGACTCTAACTCATTGATACTCATTTATAAACTCCTTGCAATATATGTCGTTTCAGCTAAACGGTATCAGCAATGTTTATGTAAAGAAACAGTAAGATAATACTCAACCCGATGTTTGAGTACGGTCATCATCTGACACTACAGACTCTGGCATCGCTGTGAAGACGACGCGAAATTCAGCATTTTCACAAGCGTTATCTTTTACAAAACCGATCTCACTCTCCTTTGATGCGAATGCCAGCGTCAGACATCATATGCAGATACTCACCTGCATCCTGAACCCATTGACCTCCAACCCCGTAATAGCGATGCGTAATGATGTCGATAGTTACTAACGGGTCTTGTTCGATTAACTGCCGCAGAAACTCTTCCAGGTCACCAGTGCAGTGCTTGATAACAGGAGTCTTCCCAGGATGGCGAACAACAAGAAACTGGTTTCCGTCTTCACGGACTTCGTTGCTTTCCAGTTTAGCAATACGCTTACTCCCATCCGAGATAACACCTTCGTAATACTCACGCTGCTCGTTGAGTTTTGATTTTGCTGTTTCAAGCTCAACACGCAGTTTCCCTACTGTTAGCGCAATATCCTCGTTCTCCTGGTCGCGGCGTTTGATGTATTGCTGGTTTCTTTCCCGTTCATCCAGCAGTTCCAGCACAATCGATGGTGTTACCAATTCATGGAAAAGGTCTGCGTCAAATCCCCAGTCGTCATGCATTGCCTGCTCTGCCGCTTCACGCAGTGCCTGAGAGTTAATTTCACTCACTTCGAACCTCTCTGTTTACTGATAAGCTCCAGATCTTCCTGGCAACTTGCACAAGTCCGACAACCCTGAACGACCAGGCGTCTTCGTTCATCTATCGGATCGCCACACTCACAACAATGAGTGGCAGATATAGCCTGGTGGTTCAGGCGGCGCATTTTTATTGCTGTGTTGCGCTGTAATTCTTCAATTTCTGATGCTGAATCAATGATGTCTGCCATCTTCCATTAATCCCTGAATTGTTGGTTAATACGCTTGAGGGTGAATGCGAACAATAAAAAAGGAGCCTGTAGCTCCCTGATGATTTTGCTTTTCATGTTCATCGCTCCTTAAAGACGCCGTTTAACATGCCGATCGCCAGACTTAAATGAGTCGGTGTGAATCCCATCAGCGTTACCGTTTCGCGGTGCTTCTTCAGTACGCTACGGCAAATGTCATCGACGTTTTTATCCGGAAACTGCTGTCTGGCTTTTTTGATTTCAGAGTTAGCCAGACGGGCAATGCTGCGAAGGGCGTTTTCTTGCTGAGGTGTCATTGAACAAGTCCCATGTCGGCAAGCATAAGCACACAAAATATGAAGCCCGCTGCCAGAAAAATGCATTCCGTGGTTGTCATACCTGGTCTCTCTCATCTGCTTCTGCTTTCGCCACCATCATTTCCAGCTTTTGTGAAAGGGATGCGGCTAACGTATGAAATTCTTCGTCTGTTTCTACTGGTATTGGCACAAACTTGACTCCAATTTGAGCAAGGCTATGTGCCATCTCAATGCTCGTTCTTAACTCAACAGGAGATGCTTTGTGCATACAGCCCCTCGTTTATTATTTATCTCCTCAGCCAGCCGATGTGCTTTCAGGGGATTTCGGATAACAGGAAGGCCGGGAAATACCCAGCCTCGCTTTGTAACGGAGTAGACGAAAGTGATCGCGCCTACCCGGATATTATCGTGAGGATGCTTCATCGCCATTGCTCCCCAAATACAAAACCAATTTCAGCCAGTGCCACGTCCATTTTTTCGATGAACTCCGGCACCATCTCGTCAAAATTCGCCATGTACTTTTCATTCCGCTCAATCACGACATAATGCAGGCCTTCACGCTTCATACGCGGGTCATAGTTGGCAAAGTACCAGGCATCTTTTCGCGTCACCCACATGCTGTACTGCACCTGGGCCATGTAAGCCGACTTTATGGCCTCGAAACCACCGAGCCGGAACTTCATGAAATCCCGGGAGGTAAACGGGCATTTCAGCTCAAGGCCGTTGCCGTCACTGCATAAACCATCCGGAGAGCAGGCGGTACGCATACTTTCGTCGCGATAGATGATCGGGGATTCAGTAACATTCACGCCGGAAGTAAACTCAAACAGGGCTCTGGCGTCGTTCTCGTACTGTTTTCCCCAGGCCAGCGCCTTAGCATTAACTTCCGGAGCCACACCGGTGCAAACCTCAGCCAGCAGGGTGTGGAAGTAGGACATTTTCATGTCAGGCCACTTCTTTCCTGAGCGGGGCTTTGCTATCACGTTGTGAACTTCTGAAGCGGTGATGACGCCGAGCCGTAATTTGTGCCATGCATCATCCCCCTGTTCGACAGCTCTCACGTCGATCCCGGTACGCTGCAGGATAATGTCCGGTGTCATGATGCCACCTTCTGCTCAGTGGCTTTCTGTTTCAGGAATCCAAGAGCTTTCACTGCTTCGGCCTGTGTCAGTTCTGACGATGCGCGAATGTCGCGGCGAAATATCTGGGAACAGAGCGGCAATAAGTCGTCATCCCATGTTTTATCCAGGGCGATCAGCAGAGTGTTAATCTCCTGCATGGTTTCATCGTTAACCGGAGTGATGTCGCGTTCCGGCTGACGTTCTGCAGTGTATGCGGTATTTTCGACAATGCGCTCGGCTTCATCCTTGTCATAGATACCCGCAAATCCGAAGGCGAGACGGGCACACTGAATCATGGCTTTATGCCGTAACATCCGTTTGGGATGCGACTGCCACGGCCCCGTGATTTCTCTGCCTTCGCGGGTTTTGAATGGTTCGCGGCGGCATTCATCCATCCACTCGGTAACGCAGATCGGATGATTACGGTCCTTGCGGTAAATCCGGCATGTACAGGATTCATTGTCCTGCTCAAAGTCCATGCCATCAAACTGCTGGTTTTCATTGATGATGCGGGACCAGCCATCAACGCCCACCACCGGAACGATGCCGTTCTGCTTATCAGGGAAGGCGTAAATTTCTTTCGTCCACGGATTAAGGCCGTACTGGTTGGCGACGATCAACAATGCGATGAACTGCGCATCGCTGGCATCACCTTTAAATGCCGTCTGGCGAAGAGTGGTGATCAGTTCCTGTGGGTCGACAGAATCCATGCCGACACGTTCAGCCAGCTTCCCAGCCAGCGTTGCGAGTGCTGTACTCATCCGTTTTATACCTCTGAATCAATATCAACCTGATGGTGAGCAATGGTTTCAACCATGTACCGGATGTGTTCTGCCATGCGCTCCTGAAACTCAACATCGTCATCAAATGCACGGGTAATGGCTTTTTTGCTGGCCCCGTGGCGTTGCAAATGATCGATGCAGAGTGATTCAAACAGGTGCTGTGGAAGACCTTTTTCCATGTCGTCTGCCAGTTCTGCCTCTTTCTCTTCACGGGCAATCTGCTGGTAGTGACGCGCCCAGCTCTGAGCCTCAAGACGATCCTGAATGTAATAAGCGTTCATGGCTGAACTCCTGAAAATGGCTGTGAAAATATCGCCCGCGAAATGCCAGGCTGATTAGGAAAACAGGAAAGGGGATTAGTGATTCAGGCCGTTGCCTCGTCCGTCGAGAAAAACTTCCACGAGCAAATCACGGGTATAAGTGCGCTCGATGCCGCGATGCAGATATAGCCGTCCGCGTAAATTAGCTGATGCTGTCCAGGTACCATCTTTGTGTTTGACCAGCATTCCTGGCATGACCGCACCGCGATTAACGGTCTGCGTTCCGTAATGTTGATGAACCATAAAAACTCCTGCCCGTAAGCTGGGCTGCTGAACATATAAAGACTTCTGCGCGTATTCAGGCGGTGGATGGCCGCCGGTTGTCATAACTAAGCCGCCTCGTTGAAGCGACTGAGGTATGAAATGTTGAGTTAATTTCAGCTGGTCACACCGACGTTCACGCGTCCGCTTCACCCCTCGCACTTCCCGGAGCCTGCTGAAATTCAAGCTACGGATCTAAGCGGTCATCGCAACGGTGAATCAGGTGGTTGCCGTATCGTTGTGTTGTTGCGATATGATGATAATAGCTATTGCTATTGGTGATATCAATACTTATTGCTATTGGCTGATGTGTTTTGATATTAAATGTTTGATAGCAAAAAGAATTAATTTTGTGACTTGCATCGCATAGCGATAACTGAAGCAGGGGCATGGTGGTTTTTTGAACGGTGTGTGATGAGGGGAGGCAAAAGAAAACCCGGCACGACGGCCGGGGAGGGGGGTCATTTTAATCTATCAAGGAGTGACTCTCTTTCCTTCTTCTCTGATTCTCTTCGGTTTAATAACGCTTTAAACTCTTGAAGCTCAACCATTATTTTATGAACGAATACACTGGTATAGAGAGAAATAAAGAGTAATCCACCTGAAATTTTTAAGACCCTGAAGAGTAGGGCTTGATCATTTGTGCTTGCTATTAACCCCAAGATTACAAACAAAGTTGAAAATACATAGAAAGCTAATAATAAAACCAATTTCAGTCTCTTGGATTTGACTATTGGCACTAATCGCCTAACCTCACTAGGGGTTAAAGACGAGTGGTCATTGGCCTCATTTGCCTTAAAAATGGCTTGTATACAATATGATAATGGCAATTGCATGAGTCCAACCACAGCCCACGGAGCTGTTAGGACAACACCCGGTGTAATATAGCCCAATGCTGACTTGAACAAAAAGTAACCAGCAACATAGAAGACCAACATACCAATAAGGTGGATGATGTTCGATTTCATTATCGCCCTCCTTTTGGTAGGTTATTTTGCAACCAATTCTCCGGCATCAAGTTTTGAGAACAGCCACTTATGCATTTTTAAGAATAAATCATTTTCATCAATAATGCCATTGTTATGTTCAACGCTAATTTTTCCGGATAATTTTATCTCTTTTCCCGTTATTTCCCCACCGCCTTGAAGTTTGATGCTAATATCATCCTCATCTAGATGTCGTAGTGAGGTAGCAATACTGTCTATAACAGCTTGACCGCTATCATTTGTTTTTCTGAAGTATGTAATCTCGAGGCTTACTTGTAAATTGGCCTCATCTAATGAATCTTTAATGTTTATATCATTTGCCCAGTTATCGCCAAAAAATGCTTTTAGTAGCGCACCTCCTTTCCCTATTGGGCGGTATTTTATTGTCTTCACCGAACCATTTGAAAAGGAGGGTGTTTGGTTCTCTGAATTTTTAACTTCTGAAGTAATGGGTAATCCACCAATTTTTATGCTCTTGGCTGGTGCTTTCTCCATTTTTTTCATCGTTTCTTCGGATGGCTTATCTTGAAGCATTAACACAGATTCTTTTTCATCTGTGAATGTATTAATTAGCCAATTCAAATGCGCCTCAAGCTCCCTTGCTCGAAGCGATGTGGATTGAACGATCATGACATGGTTGTTTAGTACACCAAAATATAAAATTGAATCTACAAACTCTCTTTTTTTGTCACTACGTTTATCTCCATCAATAATTATATCATTAGACGTGATGGAGTTAATGTCATAAAATTTAACATTATCACTAAGCTCTAATAGAGACTGGCTTTTGTCTTTTTCAAATAAAACCAGTTGCCCAAAAAGTATAGTTTTGTATGTGTCGCTTTTATTTAAGAAACGATACCCCGAATTTTCATCTGAAGGTGTTATTTTTTCTTGTCTACTAAGTACTTTTTCTGCAACGCCGCCCTCACCTATAATACTAAGTAGTATGTTTTGTAATGATGATTTGCTGTGTGGGATTACTGCTTTTTTATAATGAACGACTTTTTGTCTGTTATCTTTCATTGCTATAGTCCAACTAGTATTGAATAAATAAACACAGTAAAGACATAAAAATTTCTTATAGCTACCGATAACGTAATCGGTAGCTATTACAAATCAACCAAAGGTAATTCTTTACATACTACCTACCCATGCTTCCTGTAGGTCTGCGGCATGCTCCCAATAACTTTCCCGAAGATAAACACCCGGTTCATCTCGTCTTTCTCGATAGGGTCCCACGGTGAGTAGCTCTTGTTATCAGAGATAACCAGCAGTTTATCCTTCATCATTTGCAGGCGCTTTACATGGGCGGTGTCGTCGTACAGAAATGCATAGATACCATCACCGTCGAAAGATTTAACCGTGATATCAACGAACAGCAGATCACCTGGTTCGATCGTTCCTGACATGCTGTCACCACGCACGTTAATGATGCGGATATTTTCTGCCTTCCTGCCATCGAACATGTGACGAGCATCGTCAAACGAGTACTCAACCGAGCGTAGAACTTCTACAAACTCACGGTTGATGACTCCCGGCCCGGCACTGACTTCTATATCAAGAACGTCAATTTTGAAGTATTTGGAATGGCTGACAGCAGGCTTCCCTGATTGTTGACCGTCATTTCTCATCGGGCCTATGCCTGATGAGAGCCATTCTGTTCGAACACCCAATGCATTAGCTATTTCAACAATTTTTGTTGAGCCGCGCGCGTTGCCGCTTGTCAGTCTCCAGATTGTGGGTTGAGCTACGCCAGACGCCTTTGCAAGAGCGCCTTGAGACATTCCAGATTGTTCCATCGCTAGGTTTAAGCGATCAGCAAGAGTTTCTTTTTTCATAAGTTTTAATTTATACGCTTGCGTATTGATGGTCAAAACACGTTTGGCTATTGCTTGGATTAATACGCATTGCTATTATTCATTCATTGCAATACCAATAGGAATTGATAATGACAAATCAAACCATTCAACTCGCAATCAGTATTACAGGTAGTCAAAAGCGACTGGCAGATCTATGCGGTGTAGCCCAGCCCACTGTTTGGCGTTGGCTACACGGTGGCGGAATTGATGCCCGCTATGTAATGAAAATTGTCTCAGCCACTGGTGGAAAGATTAAACCAGCAGATATTCGTCCCGACCTCGCACCATTGTTTAACGCGAGTAATTCTGCCGCCTAATCTGCGGCGTTAACTGATAAGGCAATGACTATGCAACCACTTACATACCAACAGACTAGCGGATTTAGCCCGACTGCGGTGATAAATCGTTCTCAAACAAAACAAGCTCCAGGCCACGAAAAAATCCGTGATGCCGTCCGCGCCTGGTCGGCTGCAGATAATCAGGATGTTGTTGCCGCACTCATTGTGAATGAGTATCGGGAGCAGGGCGGCGGCACCATCGATTTCCCTGATGATGTCAGCCGTGCACGCCAGAAGCTGTTCCGCTTCCTCGATAACAAATTCGATTCTGAAAAATACCGAAATAACGTGCGTGAACTGACCCCGGCAATTCTGGCGGTACTACCGCTGGAATATCGCGGCCACCTGGTTGAGCAGGATAGCTTCATGGCTCGGCTGGCTGAAATGGAAAAGGAACTCAGTGAGGCAAAACAGGCTGTCATTCTCAACGCACCACGCCACCAGAAACTGAAGGAGATGAGTGAAGGCATTGTGTCGATGTTTCGTGTGGACCCGGATCTGGCTGGTCCACTGATGGCGATGGTCACCACCATGCTGGGGGCAATATGACAGGTTCGGAAATGGCGAAAGCCGGTCTGCGCGAACAGAACCGACTTTCAGGTGCAAATCGTAACACACTCATTGCGGGAGGAATTATGGCAAACACTGCTGAGATATTCAATTTTCCAGTGCCGGATGCGGCACAAAAGGAGCCGCGCGTGGCAGATCTCGATGATGGTTATACGCGCATTGCAAATGAGTTGCTGGAAGCTGTGATGCTGGCCGGATTAACACAGCACCAGCTTCTGGTCTTTCTGGCTGTCATGCGCAAAACATATGGCTTTAATAAAAAACTGGATTGGGTTAGCAACGAGCAACTTTCCGAATTAACCGGGATATTGCCGCACAAGTGTTCTGCTGCAAAAAGTGTTCTGGTAAAGCGTGGGATTCTTATTCAGAGCGGGCGGAATATCGGCATCAATAATGTGGTCAGTGAATGGTCAACATTACCCGAATCAGGTAAGAAAAATAAAGTTTACCTGAAAGAGGTAAATTTACCTGAATCAGGTAAGAAAAGTTTACCTGAAAGAGGTAAATTTACCTGAATCAGGTAAGAAAAGTTTACCCAAATCAGGTAAAGGCACTTACCCGAATCAGGTAAACACAAAAGACAAACTAACAAAAGACAATATAAAACCTTTTTCGTCCGAGAATTCTGACGAATCCTCTGACCAGCCAGAAAATGCCCTTTCTGTGGTGAAACCGGATGCTGCGATTCAGAGCGGCAGCAAGTGGGGGACAGCAGAAGACCTGACTGCCGCAGAGTGGATGTTTGACATGGTGAAGACCATCGCGCCATCAGCCAGAAAACCGAATTTTGCAGGGTGGGCTAACGATATCCGCCTGATGCGTGAACGTGACGGACGTAACCACCGCGACATGTGCGTGCTGTTCCGCTGGGCCTGCCAGGACAACTTCTGGTCCGGTAACGTGCTGAGTCCGGCCAAACTACGCGACAAGTGGACCCAGCTCGAAATCAACCGTAACAAGCAACAGGCTGGCGTGACAGCCGGAAAACCAAAACTCGACCTGACGAACACTGACTGGATTTACGGGGTGGAGCTATGAAAAACATCGCCGCACAGATGGTTAATTTTGACCGTGAGCAGATGCGCCGGATCGCCAATAACATGCCGGAACAGTACGACGAAAAGCCGCAGGTACAGCAGGTAGCGCAGATTATCAATGGTGTGTTCAGCCAGTTACTGGCAACTTTCCCGGCGAGCCTGGCTAACCGGGACCAGAATGAACTGAACGAAATCCGCCGCCAGTGGGTTCTGGCTTTCCGGGAAAATGGGATCACCACGATGGAACAGGTTAACGCTGGAATGCGCGTAGCCCGTCGGCAGAATCGACCATTCCTGCCATCACCCGGGCAGTTTGTCGCCTGGTGCCGGGAAGAAGCATCCGTTAACGCCGGGCTGCCAAACGTCAGCGAGCTGGTTGATATGGTCTATGAGTATTGTCGGAAGCGTGGCCTGTATCCAGATGCAGAGTCTTATCCATGGAAATCAAACGCGCACTACTGGCTGGTTACCAACCTGTACCAGAACATGCGGGCCAATGCGTTGACTGACGCGGAATTACGGCGCATGGCTGCCGATGAACTGTCCTGTATGACCGCGCGAATTAACCGTGGTGAAGCGATCCCTGAACCGGTGAAACAACTTCCTGTCATGGGCGGCAGGCCGCTTAATCGTGTTCAGAGCTTGGAAAAAATTAAACAATTGCGTGCTAAACATGGATTATGTAGAGGGAAAAGGTTTAGTGGATGAAAGTAATGAGGTGATTTCCTTCTCTCCCACACTTCAAAAGATAGAGTTTATTATTTGAATTTACTATAATTTACTGATAAAACAAAAGAATTGTAGAGCAATTTTCATTTGAGGATGAAGTAAATGTGTGAAACCTATATTTTTAGGTTCCGTGACCTAGGAAAAAGTGAAGGATTTACCATCGAGCAACACAATAACATTGCTCGCCAAGAAGGGAATGTTTGGTGGGGGTGGTGGGCTAAATCTGGTGAGCGTTTCCCATCACTGGAACTAAAAAATGCGGCAGAAAAAAATAAACAAATATATTTTTTTGATTCAGGGCGGCTTAAATTTTATACCGCTGTATTAAAGGATACTTGCTCGTCAGCTTTAGGGGATATAAAAAAGCAATCTCCTAAGGATGGTTGCAGAACCCCAGCATATTATAATGAGAATGAGTTGCTGGGATGGTTAAATGTTTCTGAGATTATAGAAATTGATGCTTGTGATATCCTCAAAAAATTCACATATATTCCATTGGATGCATTGTTTGCAGGTAATAAAGATTTAGATGAGCAACTTTTCAACAAAATTGTCTTTTCTTCAGCTGAATTAAAAAAACAAGATAGAACTATTTGGAAGATTAGACCTGCAAATGATAAAGATTTACAGCATGAGTCATTAGCATCTCATTATGTTCCTTATAATTTCAGTCGGAAGTATAGCCAAAAAAAAGGGGAGTTTATAATTTGGCTTTCGGATATTCATTTTGATGGCGGAAATGGGAAACATGCATTTCCGACACAAGATAATGATCAGCTAAAATGTTTATCCTCTCGAGTGGTGGAGTTGGCTGGAAAATATAATAATGGGAGTAAATGTGCTGGGTTGGCTATTTCAGGTGATTTGACGTGGCAGTCACAGAAAGAGGGATTCGAGCAAGCTTTGAATTTTATCAAAGATGTTAGTTCTTCTCTTAGTCTGACAACGGATGATATAATTATTTGTCCTGGGAATCACGATGTAGGTCTGGTTTCTAAAGATGAGTACTTTAAAATCGTTGGTAAGCCTGTAACGGATAAACCATGGAAAATTCTGGCGGAAAACTACCATAGCGAAAGTAAACTTAATTATATAAAATTTTATCGAGATTTTTTTCAAAGGGAACCTGAAGAAAATTTATCACAAGGAAGGAAATTTTTACTAGGTGGCCATAAAGTTGTTGAAATAGCCGCATTGAACTCATGCGTATTACAACAAGTAAAAGATTCATTTTTGGGCATGGGATTTGTCGGTGAGCAACAACTCAGTGATGTTGCAAAATCTATGGGATGGATGAATGATAGCGGAGGAGATATACTCAAAAAGAAAGGTGTTATAAGAATTGCTATGCTTCACCATCACCTAACTTCTATTAATGAAGTTGAAGATGCCTATCTTGATTCAAGATATAGTGTAACATTAGATGCAGAGCGATTATTACGTTGGGTAGTAAGGCATAAAGTTGATTATATTCTGCATGGTCATATGCACAGAAGTAGTTTTATTACAATAACAAAAAAACTATCTCCGTTAGAACCAGTGACGGATTCAAATCCTGAACATACATTCCAAATTGTTTCTTTGGGAAGTTCAGGAGTTGTTAGTTCGGAATTGCCAAGTCAGGATTGTGCTAACTATGCATGCGTACTGGATTTTTCTGGCGAAAAGCTAACTTTTAATTTTTTCAAGCTTGATAAACAGAGCGGAGAAAAAGTGGCGGCTACTTATATTGTTGAAGGTTTATTATGAAATTACTTATTACTGATTTGGATAATACACTGTACGATTGGGTGAGTTTTTACTCCCAGTCATTTAGTGCCATGGCAGAGCAATTATCTAAGGATATTGATGTGCCTTTGGATACGCTCCTGTCAGAATATAAAACAATTCATCAGAAGTTTGGTAACTCAGAAAAACCATTTGCTACTTTAGAGCTACCATCTGTGATATCTTACTTTGGAACTAATGATAAAACGATTTTGCAGGAAAAACTTACTAATGTTTTTCAGGCGTTTAGCACAAAACGTAACCAGACATTAATGTTGTATCCTACTGTAAAAGAAACGCTGGAATTATTGAAGAAACGGGGGGTAAAAATTGTAGGGCATACTGAAGCTTTGGAGTTTAATTCTTTATATCGTCTGAATAAGCTTGGTATAATTGATTTTTTTGATCATCTTTATACATTAGAAGATATTCATAATATCCACCCGAATCCCAAAAATGCAAAAAAAATACCTGTGAAGGATGACTTTGTAATTAGATTGTCCTGCGCTGAGTCAAAGCCAAACCCTAAATTGCTTGAGCACATATGTTCTTTTGAAGGAGTTAGTGTTGAAGATGCGGTATACATTGGCGATTCTATAACTAAAGATATGTCCATGGCTAAAGCTGTGGGGGTTACTGCTGTTTGGGCTAATTATGGGCGACAGTTTTCACCTGAATTGTGGAAAGTTTTAGTGAAAATCACACACTGGAAAGATGCAGATGTGGAGAGGGAGGAACAACTTAGAAAAGCATTCTCCAATGTTAGACCTGATTATGTTGTTAATAGTTTTTCAGAGCTGCTGAATTTGAAATGAGCATGTGCAGGCTCCAAATTTTTAATGATTTGGAGTTCTTTATGGGGTTATTTTTTAATTTGGTGATTTTTCCCAATATTGAGATGTTGTTGAACTCGTGAGTTATATTTAACGTATTTGATGTTAATGAAATAATAATATCACAATGCAAGCTCCCTGCATTTTCTTGTAGGGGGCATGCTATTTAGAATAAGCTTATGGTCAAGATTAAATTATGAACTGCTATTTTGATGGGCTGTTTATTATATTGGGGTTGTTTTCTTTTTGAGTTTTTATGGTTGAGATGAACGTTTGTTAAATGTTTTAACACCCTTTGTTACAACATTCATCATTTTTACTGTTTGCTAACATGATGTTAGACTGAAATTATTAATTTGTGAAACTAATCATCTAATTTAACAATACAAAATTGAGATCCAATAATCAAAATGCCATAATAATGTCATCGGAGCCTGAACAACTCCGGTGACTTCTGCGCTAAACGGGGACGTTTATGCGCACATACAATCCAAACTCTCTTCTCCATTCACAGATGCAGAAATGCACCTGCGTTTTTTTGCATCCAGCGTCTGACCTCTGTGGAGGTGAAGCGTGAACCTACCACAAGATGGCATCAAACTGCATCGCGGTAACTTCACCGCTATCGGTCGGCAGATCCAGCCTTATCTGGAGGAGGGCAAATGCTTTCGCATGGTGCTTAAACCGTGGCGTGAGAAACGCAGTCTTTCCCAGAATGCACTCAGCCACATGTGGTACAGCGAAATCAGTGAATACCTCATCAGCAGGGGTAAAACGTTCGCCACTCCAGCTTGGGTAAAAGATGCTCTCAAACACACATATCTCGGTTATGAAACCAAAGACCTGGTTGATGTCGTAACCGGTGATATCACCACTATCCAGTCGTTACGCCATACCTCCGATCTTGATACCGGAGAGATGTATGTCTTCCTGTGTAAGGTTGAAGCCTGGGCGGTGAATATTGGCTGCCATCTGACTATTCCGCAGAGCTGCGAGTTCCAGCAGCTCCGTGACAAGCAGGAGGCGTAATGGCTACACCGCTTATTCGTGTCATGAACGGACACATCTACAGAGTACCAAATCGTCGTAAGCGTAAACCGGAGCTGAAGCCTTCCGAAATACCAACACTGCTCGGATATACCGCCAGCCTGGTTGATAAAAAATGGTTGCGACTGGCAGCAAGGAGGAATCATGGCTGATTTGAGAAAAGCAGCGCGTAGTCGGGAATGCCAGGTAAGAATCCCTGGCGTATGTAATGGCAACCCTGAAACGTCTGTACTGGCACATATCCGGCTGACTGGATTGTGCGGCACCGGTACCAAACCGCCAGACCTGATTGCCACCATTGCATGTTCTGCCTGCCACGACGAAATCGACCGCCGCACACATTTTGTCGATGCTGCATATGCAAAAGAATGCGCGCTGGAAGGTATGGCGAGAACACAGGTTATCTGGCTGAAAGAGGGGGTTATTAAGGCGTGAATACCTACAGCATCACATTACCCTGGCCTCCGAGCAATAATCGCTATTACCGCCATAATCGCGGGCGCACGCACGTCAGCGCAGAGGGGCAGGCATACCGCGATAACGTCGCCCGAATCATTAAAAACGCAATGCTGGATATCGGCTTGGCTATGCCTGTGAAAATCCGCATTGAGTGCCACATGCCGGATCGCCGTCGCCGTGACCTGGATAATCTGCAAAAAGCCGCTTTTGACGCACTCACTAAAGCAGGTTTCTGGCTGGATGATGCTCAGGTCGTTGATTACCGCGTTGTGAAGATGCCTGTTACCAAAGGTGGGAGGCTGGAACTGACCATCACCGAAATGGGGAATGAATGATGTTTGAGTTTTATATGGCAGAACGTCTTCGCCACCGCTGGGGGCGTCTGCGCTTATATCGTTTCCCCGGTTCTGTTTTGACCGATTACCGAATACTGAAGAATTACGCCAAAACCCTGACAGGAGCAGGAGTATGAAGTCAGAGATAACAATCAACTAATACTGTTTCGTTGATTTTTGCTTGTAATTGGCGTTCTGGTCTGATTTTTGTGGAGTAAGTTGATGCGTGATATTCAGATGGTTCTTGAGCGTTGGGGAGCGTGGGCGGCTAATAATCATGAAGATGTGACCTGGTCGTCCATTGCCGCCGGTTTTAAGGGATTAATTACTTCAAAAGTAAAATCTCGCCCGCAATGTTGTGACGATGACGCGATGATTATTTGCGGGTGCATGGCCCGTCTGAAAAAGAACAACAGCGATTTGCACGATTTATTAGTAGATTATTATGTAGTCGGTATGACATTCATGTCACTGGCAGGTAAGCATTGCTGCTCTGATGGTTATATCGGGAAAAGGTTACAGAAGGCTGAGGGCATAATTGAAGGGATGTTAATGGCATTAGATATTCGGTTAGAGATGGATATCGTTGTTAATAACTCTAATTAATATGCCAATTGTTTACTAAAAATTATTAAAAATGGGGCGTTGCAACGCCCCCAAAAATAAAGGGTAATATATAACAGAAGGTTTATATAGTTAGAAGCAAGGTTGTGCTCCTAAAGGAAGTGGCTTGAGGGAGCCACTTATATGTTGGGGAGGCAAAGCCTCCCGCAACATATCTTTTAGTAATCAAATTAGAACTGGTAAACCATACCTACAGCAACGATATCATCGGTAGCAACGCCAGATGCTTTCGTGAAATCGCTCTTATCAATCAGGTTGATTTTGTAATCAACAAAAGTGGACATATTTTTGTTGAAGTAATAGGTTGCACCTACATCAATATATTCAACCAGGTCCTGATCACCCCACGCACCCAAGTCTTTTCCTTTAGATTGCAGGTAAGCAACGGACGGACGCAGACCGAAGTCGAACTGATATTGTGCAACTACTTCGAAGTTTTGTGCTTTGTTGGCAATATGGTTATTACCAAAAACAGTCATGTTCTGGGTTTCAGAATAGGTGGTAGCCAGATAGATGTTGTTCGCATCATATTTCAGACCAGCTGCCCATACTTCAGCATTTTGACCAGATGCATTCAGGCTGTTGTTACCGTAGATAACCTGATTATTAGTGCGGTCAGATTTAGCATAGGTTGCACCTACACCGAATCCTTCATACTCATAAGTAGTGGAGAAACCGAAACCATCACCATTAGCTTCAGTTACGTCAGTGCGGTCATTTTTACCCTGATACTGAGCAGCAAAGTTCAGACCATCAACCAGACCAAAGAAGTCGTTGTTACGATAAGTTGCAACACCAGTGGTGCGACCAGTCATGAACACATCTGTTTGGGTCCAGGTATCGCCACCGAATTCTGGCAGAACGTCAGTCCACGCACCGATGTCGTATGCTACACCGTAGTTACGGCCGTAATCGATTGAGCCGTAGTCACCGAATTTCAGGCCTGCAAATGCAAGACGGGTTTTGTCTTTGGAGGAACCTTGAGATTCAGCGCGGTTGCCTTTGAATTCATATTCCCACTGACCGAAACCAGTCAGTTGATCGTTGATTTGGGTTTCACCTTTGAAGCCAAGACGGGCATAAGTAGTATCACCATCATCTGCATCATTAGAGGAGAAGTAGTGCTTAGCATTAACTTTCCCGTACAGATCCAGCTTGTTACTGTCTTTATTATAAATTTCAGCTGCCTGAGCAGACATCGCCATCAGTACTGATGCAGCTACAGCAGAAATTGCCACTGTTAATTTTTTCATCGTGAGCCCTTTTTTTTGAACTATTATTAAAAAATGATGTCACTGCGCGATAAATATTCATCTAATCAATGTGATTATTTCAAGATGTAAGTTTTGGTTTCTCGTTTGATTTGTGAAGTAGATCTCTATTTTTATCTGAACTTTTTTCTATCGAATCCTATTCATAGCTCTTGGCTGAATAAAAATAAATCTATTAGCCAATTTATATTAACGGCTGTTATTTATAAGGGCTCTATAATTTGAAGGTTCAATTTAAATCGGCTAAAAATAACACTGGAAATTATTTGTTGGTTATTTGTTGAGATTTGCTTATGTATTTGTAGTGGTGTTTTCAATACTCGGTAGCATTCTCGCAAATATCATTTAGTGGTTTACGTACGTAAAAAATTGGTTATGCTGTTAAGAGTGGTTACTTCGTCACACAGCTTAAACCCGCCGTCGAGCGGGTTTTTCCATTTTTTGAGTCTCGATATTAGCTGATAACCCAATACCTGAGTTATTCACTGACTCCGAGTCTGTTACGTTTCGTAGTATTCCCTCAATTTACACCCGCTTTGTCTGCGAGGTGGGGTTATGAAATCCATGGATAAGTTAACAACGGGTGTCGCCTATGGCACCTCAGCAGGTAGTGCCGGGTACTGGTTTTTACAGCTGCTAGATAAAGTCACGCCCTCACAGTGGGCGGCAATTGGAGTGCTGGGTAGCCTGGTATTTGGCCTGCTGACGTACCTGACAAACCTTTATTTCAAGATTAAAGAAGATAAGCGCAAGGCTGCGAGAGGTGGATAATGCCTCCATCATTACGAAAAGCTGTTGCTGCTGCTATTGGTGGCGGGGCTATTGCTATAGCATCTGTGTTAATCACTGGCCCAAGTGGTAACGATGGTCTGGAAGGTGTGAGACATAATCCTTACAAAGACATAGTTGGTGTATGGACTGTATGTTACGGGCATACAGGAAAAGACATCATTCCCGGTAAAACGTATACCGAAGCAGAGTGCAAAGCCCTCCTGAATAAAGACCTTGCCACTGTCGCCAGACAAATTAACCCGTACATCAAAGTCGATATACCGGAAACAACGCGCGGCGCTCTTTACTCGTTCGTCTACAACGTGGGTGCTGGCAATTTCAGAACATCGACGCTTCTTCGCAAAATAAACCACGGTGATATCAAAGGCGCATGTGATCAGCTACGGCGCTGGACATACGCTGGCGGTAATCAATGGAAAGGACTGATGACTCGCCGTGAGATTGAGCGTGAAGTCTGTTTGTGGGGTCAGCAATGAACAGAGTAACCGCGATTATCTCCGCTCTGGTTATCTGCATCATCGTCGGCCTGTCATGGGCTGTTAATCATTACCGTGATAACGCCATTACCTACAAAGCCCAGCGCGACAAAAATGCCAGAGAACTGAAGCTGGCGAACGCGGCAATTACTGACATGCAGATGCGTCAGCGTGATGTTGCTGCGCTCGATGCAAGATACACAAAGGAGCTTGCTGATGCTAACGCGACTATCGAAAGTCTCCGTGCTGATGTTTCTGCTGGGCGTAAGCGCCTGCAAGTCGCCGCCACCTGTGCAAAGTCAACGACCGGAGCCAGCGGCATGGGCGATGGAGAAAGCCCTGGACTTACAGCAGATGCTGAACTCAATTATTACCGTCTCCGAAGTGGAATCGACAAGATAACCGCGCAGGTTAACTACCTGCAGGAATACATCAGGACGCAATGCCTGAAATAATTTTTTTGCAAATCACAAAGTCCATTTAATGAGCCTCGCGATGCGGGGTTTTTTGCAATAAATGCGTACCGCAACGCATGTTTTTTACACCGAACCTGCCCCTTTGGAATGGGCCTTTGAGGATACCAGTTAGTGCTGGCGAGCCTCGGTGGGCTGGTTTCCTGTGCGGCAAAGGTTCATTTCAAAGAGTAGGTACACGCTATGAAATCATTAACCCTCTTCAATCAACCAATTCGTATCGGTGAAGATGGCATGATCTGCCTCACTGATATGTGGAAAGCCAGTGGTAAAAGTGAATCTGAATCGCCTTACCACTACCTGCGAAACAAGCAGACCAAAGAGTTCTTAGCCGAGCTGGAGAAAAACCACGAATCTGTGGTTTTTACTGAGCGCGGTGTACACGGTGGAACATATGGCGGGAAGTTTGTTGCTTACGATTATGCGGCTTGGTTAAACCCCGGGTTCAAGTACGCGGCCTATAAAGTCCTCGATGACTACTTCACCGGAGAACTTCAGCATCGCAACAGCTTAAGTGCGCAGCTCAACATGAAATGTCATGAGTTTGACCAGAAGAAAGACATGGCGAGCTTCTGCGGACAAGGGCTGGCAGCATGGCGCTATACGAAGCCAGTGTTGGTCGCTGAGATTAACTCCCTGGCTAACCAGCTGCAGATTACGATCCCCGGGCTTCCGGGATGAGTGATCGTGTTATTGAATGCGCCTCCAGAGCGGGGCGCGACTTCTCAGAGTTCATGAAAGGCGAGAAGGGCATGATGGAAGCATTGGCCTCGGTGGATGAGTTTGGCGAGCAGCTGCGCCTCAACGGCTGTGTCAATCATCACTTTGTTAGCTACATGATGCGGAACTCGATCATGCAGGCATTCATGGACATGGCAAAAGCCGAGAGGAAAGAAGAGCGCCGGCGTAAGCGAGCGGAAGCAAAAGCAAAAGCAAAAGTGAAGTAGCCATTACAAAGCCCATTTACGGGTGGGCTTGATAATGAAACCGGAATTTATTCTGGGCCACCAGTTAACGGCAGTACCACGAAACAACCCAAGCCAGTAAGTGGGGAAATAACACCGGCAGCCACTGAAAGATGAACCTCCTGCCTTATGGCAAAAAAGATTCTTTGTGGTGGCGGACTGATGGAAAGACATCCTAATTTCAGCCAAACATTGAAGGAGTTGTTATGTCAGCAGAAGGTTTCAATAACCCATCAAAATTCCGGGATGAGTGGGATAGCAGCGTAAAGAGTAAGTGATGCCATCACAAAAGCCATTCCCTACAGAGTGGCTTTGATAATGGCTTATACCCTACACGGGATAACTTAACTGATATCCCTTTTAAAGGATAAAGGTATTCAAGCCTGACACATCATGCGCTGTATCGTCGCCGTATTCCCGTATTAACAGAGACCGTAGCCCGACGGGGAACTCCTTCTGCGCGAGTGTGCGGGAATAATCAAAAACGATGCACACCGGGGTTACCGGGTACACATATTTCATCATGCCAGCGAGTCCGGTTCTGGCACGGAAGAAACCGGACGTTATGATTTAGTGCGGAAATATTTGTGTAGTGTTCTGAATGTTCTCAGTAAAGAGTAATGAATTATCAAAGGTATAGTAATACCTTTTGTTTTCGTGGATATTTGTAATCCATCTGAAAACCCCTGCTGTAGCAAGATTTTTCCTGTATTCGTAAAATGATAACTCTCCTGATTTGAATCCTTTTAAGGTGGCTTCTATAAGGCATTTATTTTTTGAAAATCTTACATTTACAACCTTACCCTGTCCTTTTATTAAAACCGTATTATCGTTTTCAAGAACAAGATGAATATTCTCTGTGGCTAAATAGTAAATGTAATGTGAGACATTGTGACGTTTTAGTTCAGAATAAAACCAGTGATAGTTTAAATTATTTCGCACTTTATCGAATATTTGTTTAAAAATGGCAACCTGAGCCATTGTAGTACCTTCCATGTGATATGAGGGGGCGTAGTCTGCACGATTATCTAAATTGCTTCAATCTGGTCTAACCTGTTTTCTGAGCAATTCAGTAATGTCACTCTTTTCTTTGTTTGCTTCAGGCGAAACTCTTTTTTCTGAGCACAGTCTCCGGCGGCAGGCTTCAATGACCCAGGCTGAGAAATTCCCGGACCCTTTTTGAACAAGAGCGATGTTAATTTGTTCAATCATTTGGTTAGGAAAGCGGATGTTGCGGGTTGTTGTTCTGCGGGTTCTGTTCTTCGTTGACATGAGGTTGCCCTGTATTCAGTGTCGCTGATTTGTATTGTCTGAAGTTGTTTTTACGTTAAGTTGATGCAGATCAATTAATACGATACCTGCGTCATAATTGATTATTTGACGTGGTTTGATGGCGTAGATGCACGTTGTGACATGTAGATGATAATTATTATCATTTTGCGGGTCCTTTCCGGCGATCCGACAGGTTGCGGGGCGGCGACCTCGCGGGTTTTCGCTATTTATGAAAATTTTCCGGTTTAAGGCGTTTCCGTTCTTCTTCGTCATAACTTAATGTTTTTATTTAAAATACCCTCTGAAAAGAAAGGAAACGACAGGTGCTGAAAGCGAGCTTTTTGGCCTCTGTCGTTTCCTTTCTCTGTTTTTGTCCGTGGAATGAACAATGGAAGTCAACAAAAAGCAGCTGGCTGACATTTTCGGTGCGAGTATCCGTACCATTCAGAACTGGCAGGAACAGGGAATGCCCGTTCTGCGAGGCGGTGGCAAGGGTAATGAGGTGCTTTATGACTCTGCCGCCGTCATAAAATGGTATGCCGAAAGGGATGCTGAAATTGAGAACGAAAAGCTGCGCCGGGAGGTTGAAGAACTGCGGCAGGCCAGCGAGGCAGATCTCCAGCCAGGAACTATTGAGTACGAACGCCATCGACTTACGCGTGCGCAGGCCGACGCACAGGAACTGAAGAATGCCAGAGACTCCGCTGAAGTGGTGGAAACCGCATTCTGTACTTTCGTGTTGTCGCGGATCGCAGGTGAAATTGCCAGTATTCTCGACGGGCTCCCCCTGTCGGTGCAGCGGCGTTTTCCGGAACTGGAAAACCGACATGTTGATTTCCTGAAACGGGATATCATCAAAGCCATGAACAAAGCAGCCGCGCTGGATGAACTGATACCGGGGTTGCTGAGTGAATATATCGAACAGTCAGGTTAACAGGCTGCGGCATTTTGTCCGCGCCGGGCTTCGCTCACTGTTCAGGCCGGAGCCACAGACCGCCGTTGAATGGGCGGATGCTAATTACTATCTCCCGAAAGAATCCGCATACCAGGAAGGGCGCTGGGAAACACTGCCCTTTCAGCGGGCCATCATGAATGCGATGGGCAGTGACTACATCCGCGAGGTGAATGTGGTGAAGTCTGCCCGTGTTGGTTATTCCAAAATGCTGCTGGGTGTTTATGCCTACTTCATAGAGCATAAGCAGCGCAACACCCTTATCTGGTTGCCGACGGATGGTGATGCCGAGAACTTTATGAAAACCCACGTTGAACCGACTATTCGTGATATTCCGTCGCTGCTGGCGCTGGCTCCGTGGTATGGCAAAAAGCACCGGGATAACACGCTCACCATGAAGCGTTTTTCCAATGGTCGTGGCTTCTGGTGCCTGGGCGGTAAAGCGGCAAAAAACTACCGTGAAAAGTCGGTGGATGTGGCGGGTTATGATGAACTTGCTGCCTTTGATGAGGATATTGAACAGGAAGGCTCTCCGACGTTCCTGGGCGATAAGCGTATTGAAGGCTCGGTCTGGCCAAAGTCCATCCGTGGCTCCACGCCCAAAGTGAGAGGCACCTGCCAGATTGAGCGTGCAGCCAGTGAATCCCCGCATTTTATGCGTTTTCATGTTGCCTGCCCGCACTGCGGGGAGGAGCAGTACCTTAAATTTGGCGATAAAGAGACGCCGTTTGGCCTCAAATGGACGCCGGATGACCCCTCCAGCGTGTTTTATCTCTGCGAGCATAATGCCTGCGTCATCCGCCAGCAGGAGCTGGACTTTACTGATGCCCGTTATATCTGCGAAAAGACCGGGATCTGGACCCGTGATGGCATTCTCTGGTTTTCGTCATCCGGTGAAGAGATTGAGCCGCCGGACAGTGTGACCTTTCACATCTGGACGGCGTACAGCCCGTTCACCACCTGGGTGCAGATTGTCAAAGACTGGATGAAGACGAAAGGGGATACGGGAAAACGTAAAACCTTCGTGAACACCACGCTCGGTGAGACATGGGAAGCGAAAATCGGCGAACGTCCGGATGCTGAGGTGATGGCGGAGCGGAAAGAGCATTATTCAGCGCCCGTTCCTGACCGTGTGGCTTACCTGACCGCCGGTATCGACTCCCAGCTGGACCGCTACGAAATGCGCGTATGGGGATGGGGGCCGGGCGAGGAAAGCTGGCTGATTGACCGGCAGATTATTATGGGCCGCCACGACGATGAACAGACGCTGCTGCGTGTGGATGAGGCCATCAATAAAACCTATACCCGCCGGAATGGTGCAGAAATGTCGGTATCCCGTATCTGCTGGGATACTGGCGGGATTGACCCGACCATTGTGTATGAACGCTCGAAAAAGCATGGGCTGTTCCGGGTGATCCCCATTAAAGGGGCATCCGTCTACGGAAAGCCGGTGGCCAGCATGCCACGTAAGCGAAACAAAAACGGGGTTTACCTTACCGAAATCGGTACGGATACCGCGAAAGAGCAGATTTATAACCGCTTCACACTGACGCCGGAAGGGGATGAACCGCTTCCCGGTGCCGTTCACTTCCCGAATAACCCGGATATTTTTGATCTGACCGAAGCGCAGCAGCTGACTGCTGAAGAGCAGGTCGAAAAATGGGTGGATGGCAGGAAAAAAATACTGTGGGACAGCAAAAAGCGACGCAATGAGGCGCTCGACTGCTTCGTTTATGCGCTGGCGGCGCTGCGCATCAGTATTTCCCGCTGGCAGCTGGATCTCAGTGCACTGCTGGCGAGCCTGCAGGAAGAGGATGGTGCAGCAACCAACAAGAAAACACTGGCAGATTACGCCCGTGCCTTATCCGGAGAGGATGAATGACGCGACAGGAAGAACTTGCCGCTGCCCGTGCGGCACTGCATGACCTGATGACAGGAAAACGGGTGGCAACGGTACAGAAAGACGGACGGAGAGTGGAGTTTACGGCCACTTCCGTGTCTGACCTGAAAAAATACATTGCGGAGCTGGAAGTGCAGACCGGCATGACACAGCGACGCAGGGGACCTGCAGGATTTTATGTATGAAAACGTCCACCATTCCCACCCTTCTGGGGCCGGACGGCATGACATCGCTGCGTGAATATGCCGGTTATCACGGCGGTGGCAGCGGATTTGGTGGGCAGTTGCGGGCGTGGAACCCACCGGGTGAAAGTGTGGATGCAGCCCTGCTGCCCAACTTTACCCGTGGCAATGCCCGCGCAGACGATCTGGTACGCAATAACGGCTATGCCGCCAACGCCATCCAGCTGCATCAGGATCATATCGTCGGGTCTTTTTTCCGACTCAGTCATCGCCCAAGCTGGCGCTATCTGGGCATCGGGGAGGAAGAAGCCCGTGCCTTTTCCCGCGAGGTTGAAGCGGCATGGAAAGAGTTTGCCGAGGATGACTGCTGCTGCATTGACGTTGAGCGAAAACGCACGTTTACCATGATGATTCGGGAAGGTGTGGCCATGCATGCCTTTAACGGTGAACTGTTCGTTCAGGCCACCTGGGATACCAGTTCGTCGCGGCTTTTCCGGACACAGTTCCGGATGGTCAGCCCGAAGCGCATCAGCAACCCGAACAATACCGGCGACAGCCGGAACTGCCGTGCCGGTGTGCAGATTAATGACAGCGGTGCGGCGCTGGGATATTACGTCAGCGAGGACGGCTATCCTGGCTGGATGCCGCAGAAATGGACATGGATACCCCGTGAGTTACCCGGCGGGCGCGCCTCGTTCATTCACGTTTTTGAACCCGTGGAGGACGGACAGACCCGCGGTGCAAATGTGTTTTACAGCGTGATGGAGCAGATGAAGATGCTCGACACGCTGCAGAACACGCAGCTGCAGAGCGCCATTGTGAAGGCAATGTATGCCGCCACCATTGAAAGTGAGCTGGATACGCAGTCAGCGATGGATTTTATTCTGGGCGCGAACAGTCAGGAGCAGCGGGAAAGGCTGACGGGCTGGATTGGTGAAATTGCCGCGTATTACGCCGCAGCACCGGTCCGTCTGGGAGGCGCAAAAGTGCCACACCTGATGCCGGGGGACTCACTGAACCTGCAGACGGCTCAGGACACGGATAACGGCTACTCCGTGTTTGAGCAGTCACTGCTGCGGTATATCGCTGCCGGGCTGGGTGTCTCGTATGAGCAGCTTTCCCGGAATTACGCCCAGATGAGCTACTCCACGGCACGGGCCAGCGCGAACGAGTCGTGGGCGCACTTTATGGGGCGGCGAAAATTCGTCGCATCCCGTCAGGCGAGCCAGATGTTTCTGTGCTGGCTGGAAGAGGCCATCGTTCGCCGCGTGGTGACGTTACCTTCAAAAGCGCGCTTCAGCTTTCAGGAAGCCCGCAGCGCCTGGGGGAACTGTGACTGGATAGGCTCCGGTCGTATGGCTATCGATGGTCTGAAAGAAGTACAGGAAGCGGTGATGCTGATAGAAGCCGGACTGAGCACCTACGAGAAAGAGTGCGCAAAACGCGGCGACGACTATCAGGAAATTTTTGCCCAGCAGGTCCGTGAAACGATGGAGCGCCGCGAAGCCGGTCTTAAACCGCCCGCCTGGGCGGCAGCGGCATTTGAATCCGGGCTGCGACAATCAACAGAGGAGGAGAAGAGTGACAGCAGAGCTGCGTAATCTCCCGCATATTGCCAGCATGGCCTTTAATGAGCCGCTGATGCTTGAACCCGCCTATGCGCGGGTTTTCTTTTGTGCGCTTGCAGGCCAGCTTGGGATCAGCCGCCTGACGGATGCGGTGTCCGGCGACAGCCTGACTGCCCAGGAGGCACTCGCGACGCTGGCATTATCCGGTGATGATGACGGACCACGACAGGCCCGCAGTTATCAGGTCATGAACGGCATCGCCGTGCTGCCGGTGTCCGGCACGCTGGTCAGCCGGACGCGGGCGCTGCAGCCGTATTCGGGAATGACCGGTTACAACGGCATTATCGCCCGTCTGCAACAGGCTGCCAGCGATCCGATGGTGGACGGCATTCTGCTCGATATGGACACACCGGGCGGGATGGTGGCGGGAGCATTTGACTGTGCTGACATCATCGCCCGTGTGCGAGACATAAAACCGGTATGGGCGCTGGCCAACGACATGAACTGCAGTGCAGGTCAGCTGCTTGCCAGCGCCGCCTCCCGGCGTCTGGTCACGCAGACCGCCCGGACAGGCTCCATCGGCGTCATGATGGCTCACAGTAATTACGGTGCTGCGCTGGAGAAACAGGGCGTGGAAATCACGCTGATTTACAGCGGCAGCCATAAGGTGGATGGCAACCCCTACAGCCATCTTCCGGATGACGTCCGGGAGACACTGCAGTCCCGGATGGATGCAACCCGCCGGATGTTTGCGCAGAAGGTGTCGGCATATACCGGCCTGTCCGTGCAGGCTGTGCTGGATACCGAGGCTGCAGTGTACAGCGGTCAGGAGGCCATTGATGCCGGACTGGCTGATGAACTTGTCAACAGCACCGATGCGATCACCGTTATGCGTGATGCACTGGATGCACGTAAATCCCGTCTCTCAGGAGGGCGAATGACCAAAGAGACTCAATCAACAACTGTTTCAGCCACTGCTTCGCAGGCTGACGTTACTGACGTGGTGCCAGCGACGGAGGGCGAAAACGCCAGCGCGGCGCAGCCGGACGTGAACGCGCAGATCACCGCTGCGGTTGCGGCAGAAAACAGCCGCATTATGGGGATCCTCAACTGTGAGGAGGCTCACGGACGCGAAGAACAGGCCCGCGTGCTGGCAGAAACCCCCGGTATGACCGTGGAAACGGCCCGCCGCATTCTGGCCGCAGCACCACAGAGTGCACAGGCGCGCAGTGACACTGCGCTGGATCGTCTGATGCAGGGGGCACCGGCACCGCTGGCTGCAGGTAACCCGGCATCTGATGCCGTTAACGATTTGCTGAACACACCAGTGTAAGGGATGTTTATGACGAGCAAAGAAACCTTTACCCATTACCAGCCGCTGGGCAACAGTGACCCGGCTCATACCGCAACCGCGCCCGGCGGATTGAGTGCGAAAGCGCCTGCAATGACCCCGCTGATGCTGGACACCTCCACCCGTAAGCTGGTTGCGTGGGATGGCACCACCGACGGTGCTGCCGTTGGCATTCTTGCAGTTGCTGCTGACCAGACCAGCACCACACTGACGTTCTACAAGTCCGGCACGTTCCGTTATGAGGATGTGCTCTGGCCGGAGGCTGCCAGCGACGAGACGAAAAAACGGACCGCGTTTGCCGGAACGGCAATCAGCATCGTTTAACTTTACCCTTCATCACTAAAGGCCGCCTGTGCGGCTTTTTTTACGGGATTTTTTTATGTCGATGTACACAACCGCCCAGCTGCTGGCGGCAAATGAGCAGAAATTTAAGTTTGATCCGCTGTTTCTGCGTCTCTTTTTCCGTGAGAGCTATCCCTTCACTACGGAGAAAGTCTATCTCTCACAAATTCCGGGACTGGTAAACATGGCGCTGTACGTTTCGCCGATTGTTTCCGGTGAGGTTATCCGTTCCCGTGGCGGCTCCACCTCTGAATTTACGCCGGGATATGTCAAACCCAAGCATGAGGTGAATCCGCAGATGACCCTGCGTCGCCTGCCGGATGAAGATCCGCAGAATCTGGCGGACCCGGCTTACCGCCGCCGTCGCATCATCATGCAGAACATGCGTGACGAAGAGCTGGCCATTGCTCAGGTCGAAGAGATGCAGGCAGTTTCTGCCGTGCTCAAGGGCAAATACACCATGACCGGTGAAGCCTTCGATCCGGTTGAGGTGGATATGGGCCGCAGTGCGGCGAACAACATCACACAGTCCGGCGTCACGGAGTGGAGCAAGCGTGACAAGTCCACGTATGACCCGACCGACGATATCGAAGCCTACGCGCTGAACGCCAGCGGTGTGGTGAATATCATCGTGTTTGACCCGAAAGGCTGGGCGCTGTTCCGTTCCTTCAAAGCCGTCAGGGAGAAGCTGGATACCCGTCGCGGCTCTCATTCCGAGCTGGAGACAGCGGTAAAAGACCTGGGCAAAGCGGTGTCCTATAAGGGAATGTATGGCGATGTGGCCATCGTCGTGTATTCCGGACAGTACGTGGAGAACGGCGTCAAAAAGAACTTCCTGCCGGACAACACGATGGTGCTGGGGAACACTCAGGCTCGCGGTCTGCGCACCTATGGCTGCATTCAGGATGCGGACGCACAGCGCGAAGGCATTAACGCCTCTGCCCGTTACCCGAAAAACTGGGTGACCACCGGCGATCCGGCGCGTGAGTTCACCATGATTCAGTCAGCACCGCTGATGCTGCTGGCTGATCCTGATGAGTTCGTGTCCGTTCAACTGGCGTAATCATGGCCCTTCGGGGCCATTTTCTCTCTGTGGAGGAGTCCATGACGAAAGATGAACTGATTGCCCGTCTTCAGGAGCTGGGTGAGCAACTGAACCGCGATGTCAGTTTGACGGGAACGAAAGAAGAACTGGCGCTCCGTGTGGCAGAGCTGGAAGAGGAGCTTGATGACACGGATAACGCAGCCGGTCAGGACACGTCTGTCAGCCCGGAAAATGCGCTGACCGGACATGAAAATGAGGTGGTATCAGCACAGACGGATACCGTGACTGATACGGCTGCTCTGGTCACGGTTGTGGCACTGGTGACGCTGCATACCGATGCACTTCACGCCACGCGGGATGAACCTGTGGCATTTGTGCTGCCGGGAACGGCGTTTCGTGTCTCTGCCGGTGTGGCAGCCGAAATGACAGAACGTGGCCTGGCCAGAATGCAATAACGGGAGGCGCTGTGGCTGATTTCGATAACCTGTTCGATGCCGCCATTGCCCGCGCCGATGAAACGATACGCGGGTACATGGGAACGTCAGCCACCATGACATCCGGTGAGCAGTCCGGCGCAGTAATACGTGGTGTTTTTGATGACCCTGAAAATATCAGCTATGCCGGACAGGGCGTACGCGTTGAAGGCTCCAGCCCGTCCCTGTTTGTCCGGACTGATGATGTGCGGCAGCTGCGGCGCGGCGACACGCTGACCATCGGTGAGGAAAACTTCTGGATAGACCGGATTTCGCCGGATGATGGCGGAAGCTGTCATCTCTGGCTTGGGCGGGGCGTACCGCCTGCCGTTAACCGTCGCCGCTGAAAGGGGGATGTATGGCCATAAAAGGTCTTGAGCAGGCCGTTGAAAACCTCAGCCGTATCAGCAGAACGGCGGTGCCTGGTGCCGCCGCAATGGCCATTAACCGCGTTGCTTCATCCGCGATATCGCAGTCGGCGTCACAGGTTGCCCGTGAGACAAAGGTACGCCGGAAACTGGTAAAGGAAAGGGCCAGGCTGAAAAGGGCCACGGTCAAAAATCCGCAGGCCAGAATCAGGGTTAACCGGGGGGATTTGCCCGTAATAAAGCTGGGTAACGCGCGGATTGTCCTGTCCCGACGCAGGCGTCGTAAAAAGGGGCAGCGTTCAGCCCTGAAAGGTGGCGGCAGCGTGCTTGTGGTGGGAAACCATCGTATTCCCGGCGCGTTTATTCAGCAACTGAAAAATGGCCGCTGGCATGTCATGCAGCGTGTGGCCGGGAAAAACCGTTACCCCATTGATGTGGTGAAAATCCCGATGGCGGTGCCGCTGAGCACGGCGTTTAAACAAAATATTGAGCGGATACGGCGTGAACGTCTTCCGAAAGAGCTGGGCTATGCGCTGCAGCATCAACTGAGAATGGTAATAAAGCGATGAAACATACTGAACTCCGTGCAGCCGTACTGGATGCACTGGAGAAGCATGACACCGGGGCGACGTTTTTTGATGGTCGCCCCGCTGTTTTTGATGAGGCGGATTTTCCGGCAGTTGCCGTTTATCTCACCGGCGCTGAATACACGGGCGAAGAGCTGGACAGCGATACATGGCAGGCGGAGCTGCATATCGAAGTTTTCCTGCCTGCTCAGGTGCCGGATTCAGAGCTGGATGCGTGGATGGAGTCCCGGATTTATCCGGTGATGAGTGATATCCCGGCACTGTCAGATTTGATCACCAGTATGGTGGCCAGTGGCTATGACTACCGGCGCGACGATGATGCGGGCCTGTGGAGTTCAGCCGATCTGACTTATGTCATTACCTATGAAATGTGAGGACGATATGCCAACACCAAATCCTCTGGCACCGGTGAAAGGGGCCGGGACCACACTGTGGGTTTATAACGGGAGCGGCGACCCTTATGCAAACCCGCTTTCAGACAATGACTGGTCGCGTCTGGCAAAGGTTAAAGACCTGACGCCCGGCGAACTGACCGCTGAGTCCTATGACGACAGTTATCTCGATGATGAAGATGCGGACTGGACCGCGACCGGACAGGGGCAGAAATCTGCCGGAGATACCAGCTTCACGCTGGCGTGGATGCCCGGAGAGCAGGGGCAGCAGGCGCTGCTGGCGTGGTTTAATGAAGGTGATACCCGTGCCTATAAAATCCGCTTCCCGAACGGCACGGTCGATGTGTTCCGCGGCTGGGTCAGCAGTATCGGTAAGGCGGTGACGGCGAAGGACGTGATCACCCGCACGGTGAAAGTCACCAACGTAGGACGTCCGTCGATGGCAGAAGATCGCAGCACGGTAACAGCGGCAACCGGTATGACCGTGACGCCAGCCAGCGCTTCCGTAGTGAAAGGGAAGAGCACCACGCTGACCGTGGCATTCCAGCCGGAGGGCGCAACTGACAAGAGCTTCCGTGCGGTGTCAGCGGATAAAACAAAAGCCACCGTGTCGGTCAGTGGTATGACCATCACCGTGAAAGGTGTTGCTGCAGGCAAGGTCAACATTCCGGTCGTATCCGGTAATGGTGAACTTGCTGCGGTTGCAGAAATCAACGTCACCGCCAGTTAATCCGGAGAGTCAGCGATGTTCCTGAAAACCGAATCATTTGAACATAACGGTGTGACCGTCACGCTTTCTGAACTGTCAGCCCTGCAGCGTATTGAGCATCTCGCCCTGATGAAACGGCAGGCAGAACAGGCGGAGTCAGACAGCAACCGGAAGTTTACTGTGGAAGACGCCATCAGAACCGGCGCGTTTCTGGTGGCGATGTCCCTGTGGCATAACCATCCGCAGAAGACGCAGATGCCTTCCATGAATGAAGCCGTTAAACAGATTGAGCAGGAAGTGCTTACCACCTGGCCCACGGAGGCAATTTCTCATGCTGAAAACGTGGTGTACCGGCTGTCCGGTATGTATGAGTTTGTGGTGAATGATGCTCCTGAACAGACAGAGGACGCCGGGCCTGCAGAGCCTGTTTCTGCGGGAAAGTGTTCGACGGTGAGCTGAGTTTTGCCCTGAAACTGGCGCGCGAGATGGGGCGACCCGACTGGCGTGCCATGCTTGCCGGGATGTCATCCACGGAGTATGCCGACTGGCACCGCTTTTACAGTACCCATTATTTTCATGATGTTCTGCTGGATATGCACTTTTCCGGGCTGACATATACCGTGCTCAGCCTGTTTTTCAGCGATCCGGATATGCATCCGCTGGATTTCAGTCTGCTTAACCGGCGTGAGGCTGACGAAGAGCCTGAAGATGATGTGCTGATGCAGAAAGCGGCAGGGCTTGCCGGAGGCGTTCGTTTTGGCCCGGACGGGAAAGAAGTTATCCCCGCTTCCCCGGATGTGGCGGACATGACGGAGGATGACGTAATGCTGATGACAGTATCAGAAGGGATCGCAGGAGGAGTCCGGTATGGCTGAACCGGTAGGCGATCTGGTCGTTGATTTAAGTCTGGATGCGGCCAGATTTGACGAGCAGATGGCCAGAGTCAGGCGTCATTTTTCCGGTACGGAAAGTGATGCGAAAAAAACAGCGGCAGTCGTTGAACAGTCGCTGAGCCGACAGGCACTGGCTGCACAGAAAGCGGGGATTTCCGTCGGGCAGTATAAAGCCGCCATGCGTATGCTGCCTGCACAGTTCACCGACGTGGCCACGCAGCTTGCAGGCGGGCAAAGTCCGTGGCTGATCCTGCTGCAACAGGGGGGGCAGGTGAAGGACTCCTTCGGCGGGATGATCCCCATGTTCAGGGGGCTTGCCGGTGCGATCACCCTGCCGATGGTGGGGGCCACCTCGCTGGCGGTGGCGACCGGTGCGCTGGCGTATGCCTGGTATCAGGGCAACTCAACCCTGTCCGATTTCAACAAAACGCTGGTCCTTTCCGGCAATCAGGCGGGACTGACGGCAGATCGTATGCTGGTCCTGTCCAGAGCCGGGCAGGCGGCAGGGCTGACGTTTAACCAGACCAGCGAGTCACTCAGCGCACTGGTTAAGGCGGGGGTAAGCGGTGAGGCTCAGATTGCGTCCATCAGCCAGAGTGTGGCGCGTTTCTCCTCTGCATCCGGCGTGGAGGTGGACAAGGTCGCTGAAGCCTTCGGGAAGCTGACCACAGACCCGACGTCGGGGCTGACGGCGATGGCACGCCAGTTCCATAACGTGACGGCGGAGCAGATTGCGTATGTTGCTCAGTTGCAGCGTTCCGGCGATGAAGCCGGGGCATTGCAGGCGGCGAACGAGGCCGCAACGAAAGGGTTTGATGACCAGACCCGCCGCCTGAAAGAGAACATGGGCACGCTGGAGACCTGGGCAAACAGGACTGCGCGGGCCTTCAAATCCATGTGGGATGCGGTGCTGGATATTGGTCGTCCTGATACCGCGCAGGAGATGCTGATTAAGGCAGAGGCTGCGTTTAAGAAAGCAGACGACATCTGGAATCTGCGCAAGGATGATTATTTTGTTAACGATGAAGCGCGGGCGCGTTACTGGGATGATCGTGAAAAGGCCCGTCTTGCGCTTGAAGCCGCCCGAAAGAAGGCTGAGCAGCAGACTCAACAGGACAAAAATGCGCAGCAGCAGAGCGATACCGAAGCGTCACGGCTGAAATATACCGAAGAGGCGCAGAAGGCTTACGAACGGCTGCAGACGCCGCTGGAGAAATATACCGCCCGTCAGGAAGAACTGAACAAGGCACTGAAAGACGGGAAAATCCTGCAGGCGGATTACAACACACTGATGGCGGCGGCGAAAAAGGATTATGAAGCGACGCTGAAAAAGCCGAAACAGTCCGGCGTGAAGGTGTCTGCGGGCGATCGTCAGGAAGACAGTGCTCATGCTGCCCTGCTGACGCTTCAGGCAGAACTCCGGACGCTGGAGAAGCATGCCGGAGCGAATGAGAAAATCAGCCAGCAGCGCCGGGATTTGTGGAAGGCAGAAAGTCAGTTCGCGGTACTGGAGGAGGCGGCACAACGTCGCCAGCTGTCCGCACAGGAGAAATCCCTGCTGGCGCATAAAGATGAGACGCTGGAGTACAAACGCCAGCTGGCTGCACTTGGCGACAAGGTTACGTATCAGGAGCGCCTGAACGCGCTGGCGCAGCAGGCGGATAAATTCGCACAGCAGCAACGGGCAAAACGGGCCGCCATTGATGCGAAAAGCCGGGGGCTGACTGACCGGCAGGCAGAACGGGAAGCCACGGAACAGCGCCTGAAGGAACAGTATGGCGATAATCCGCTGGCGCTGAATAACGTCATGTCAGAGCAGAAAAAGACCTGGGCGGCTGAAGACCAGCTTCGCGGGAGCTGGATGGCAGGCCTGAAGTCCGGCTGGAGTGAGTGGGAAGAGAGCGCCACGGACAGTATGTCGCAGGTAAAAAGTGCAGCCACGCAGACCTTTGATGGTATTGCACAGAATATGGCAGCGATGCTGACCGGCAGTGAGCAGAACTGGCGCAGCTTCACCCGTTCCGTGCTGTCCATGATGACAGAAATTCTGCTTAAGCAGGCAATGGTGGGGATTGTCGGGAGTATCGGCAGCGCCATTGGCGGGGCTGTTGGTGGCGGCGCATCCGCATCAGGCGGTACAGCCATTCAGGCCGCTGCGGCGAAATTCCATTTTGCAACCGGAGGATTTACGGGAACCGGCGGCAAATATGAGCCAGCGGGGATTGTTCACCGTGGTGAATTTGTCTTCACGAAGGAGGCAACCAGCCGGATTGGCGTGGGGAATCTCTACCGGCTGATGCGCGGCTATGCCACCGGTGGTTATGTCGGTACACCGGGCAGTCTGGCTGACAGCCGGTCGCAGGTGTCCGGGACGTTTGAGCAGAATAACCATGTGGTGATTAACAACGACGGCACGAACGGGCAGATAGGTCCGGCTGCTCTGAAGGCGGTGTATGACATGGCCCGCAAGGGTGCCCGTGATGAAATTCAGACACAGATGCGTGATGGTGGCCTGTTCTCCGGAGGTGGACGATGAAAACCTTCCGCTGGAAAGTGAAACCCGGTATGGATGTGGCTTCGGCCCCTTCTGTAAGAAAGGTGCGCTTTGGTGATGGCTATTCCCAGCGAGCGCCTGCCGGGCTGAATGCCAACCTGAAAACGTACAGCGTGACGCTTTCTGTCCCCCGTGAGGAGGCCACGGTACTGGAGTCGTTTCTGGAAGAGCACGGGGGCTGGAAAGCCTTTCTGTGGACGCCGCCTTATGAGTGGCGGCAGATAAAGGTGACCTGCGCAAAATGGTCGTCGCGGGTCAGTATGCTGCGTGTTGAGTTCAGCGCAGAGTTTGAACAGGTGGTGAACTGATGCAGGATATCCGGCAGGAAACACTGAATGAATGCACCCGTGCGGAGCAGTCGGCCAGCGTGGTGCTCTGGGAAATCGACCTGACAGAGGTCGGTGGAGAACGTTATTTTTTCTGTAATGAGCAGAACGAAAAAGGTGAGCCGGTCACCTGGCAGGGGCGACAGTATCAGCCGTATCCCATTCAGGGGAGTGGTTTTGAACTGAATGGCAAAGGCACCAGTACGCGCCCCACGCTGACGGTTTCTAACCTGTACGGTATGGTCACCGGAATGGCGGAAGATCTGCAGAGTCTGGTCGGCGGAACGGTGGTCCGGCGTAAGGTTTACGCCCGTTTTCTGGATGCGGTGAACTTCGTCAACGGAAACAGTGACGCCGATCCGGAGCAGGAGGTGATCAGCCGCTGGCGCATTGAGCAGTGCAGCGAACTGAGCGCGGTGAGTGCCTCTTTTGTACTGTCCACGCCGACGGAAACGGACGGCGCTGTTTTTCCGGGACGTATCATGCTGGCCAACACCTGCACCTGGACCTATCGCGGCGATGAGTGCGGTTATCACGGTCCGGCGGTCGCGGATGAATATGACCAGCCAACGTCCGATATCACGAAGGATAAATGCAGCAAATGCCTGAGTGGCTGTAAGTTTCGCAATAACGTCGGCAACTTTGGCGGCTTCCTTTCCATTAACAAACTTTCGCAGTAATCCCATGACAGAGACAGAATCAGCGATTCTGGCGCACGCCCGGCGATGTGCGCCAGCGGAGTCGTGCGGCTTCGTGGTGAGAACGCCGGAGGGGGAAAGATATTTTCCCTGCGTGAATATTTCCGGTGAGCCGGAGGATTATTTCCGGATGGCTCCGGAGGACTGGCTGCAGGCAGAAATGCAGGGTGAGATTGTGGCGCTGGTCCACAGCCACCCCGGTGGTCTGCCCTGGCTGAGTGAGGCTGACCGGCGGCTGCAGGTGCAGAGTGATTTGCCGTGGTTGCTGGTCTGCCGGGGGGCGATTCATAAGTTCCGCTGTGTGCCGCATCTCACCGGGCGGCGCTTTGAGCACGGGGTGACGGACTGTTACACGCTGTTCCGGGATGCTTATCATCTGGCGGGGATTGAGATGCCGAATTTTCATCGCGGGGATGACTGGTGGCGTCACGGTCAGAATCTCTATCTGGATAATCTGGAGGCCACAGGGCTGTATCAGGTGCCGTTGTCATCAGCACAACCGGGCGATGTGCTGCTGTGCTGTTTTGGTTCATCGGTGCCGAATCATGCCGCCATTTACTGTGGTGACGGCGAGCTGCTGCACCATATTCCTGAACAACTGAGCAAACGAGAGAGGTATACCGACAAATGGCAGCGACGCACACACTCCCTCTGGCGTCACCGGGCATGGCGCGCATCTGCCTTTACGGGGATTTACAACGATTTGGCCGCCGCATCGACCTTCGTGTGAAAACGGGGGCTGAAGCCATTCGGGCGCTGGCCATGCAGATCCCGGCGTTTCGTCAGAAACTGAGCGACGGCTGGTATCAGGTACGGATTTCCGGGCGGGACGTCAGCACGTCCGGATTGACGGCGCAGTTACATGAGGTTCTGCCTGACGGCGCTGTGATTCATATTGTTCCCAGAGTCGCCGGGGCCAAGTCAGGGGGCGTATTCCAGATTGTCCTGGGAGCAGTCGCCATTGCCGGATCATTCTTTACCGCCGGAGCCACCCTTGCAGCATGGGGGGCAGCCATTGGGGCCGGTGGTATGACCGGCATCCTGTTTTCTCTCGGTGCCAGTATGGTACTTGGTGGTGTGGCGCAGATGCTGGCACCGAAAGCCAGAACTCCCCGTACACAGACAACGGATAACGGCAAACAAAACACGTATTTCTCCTCACTGGATAACATGGTTGCCCAGGGCAATGTTCTGCCCGTTCTGTACGGTGAAATGCGCGTGGGGTCGCGGGTGGTATCTCAGGAAATCAGCACGGCAGACGAAGGGGACGGTGGTCAGGTTGTGGTGATTGGTCGCTGATGCAAAACATTTTATGTGAAACCGCCTGCGGGCGGTTTTGTCGTTTATGGAGCGTGAGGAATGGGTAAAGGCAGCAGTAAGGGGCATACCCCGCGCGAAGCGAAGGACAACCTGAAATCATCCCAGATGCTGAGCGTGATAGACGCCATCAGTGAAGGGCCGATTGAAGGTCCGGTGGATGGATTAAAAAGCGTACTGCTGAACAGTACGCCGGTGCTGGACAGTGAGGGGAATACCAACATCGCCGGTGTCACGGTGGTGTTCCGGGCTGGTGAGCAGGAGCAGACTCCGCCGGAGGGATTTGAATCCTCCGGCTCCGAGACGGTGCTGGGTACGGAAGTGAAATACGACACGCCGATCACCCGGACCATCACGTCGGCAAACATTGACCGACTGCGTTTTACCTTCGGTGTGCAGGCACTGGTGGAAACCACCTCAAAGGGGGACAGGAATCCATCGGAAGTCCGCCTGCTGGTTCAGATACAACGTAACGGTGGCTGGGTGACGGAAAAAGACATCACCATTAAGGGTAAAACCACTTCACAGTATCTGGCCTCGGTGGTGGTGGATAACCTGCCGCCGCGCCCGTTCAGTATCCGGATGCGCAGGATGACGCCGGACAGCACCACAGACCAGCTGCAGAACAAAACGCTCTGGTCGTCATACACCGAAATTATCGATGTGAAACAGTGCTACCCGAACACGGCACTGGTCGGCGTGCAGGTGGACTCGGAGCAGTTCGGCAGCCAGCAGGTGAGCCGTAATTATCATCTTCGCGGGCGTATTCTGCAGGTGCCGTCGAATTATAACCCGCAGACGCGGCAATACAGCGGTATCTGGGACGGAACGTTTAAACCGGCATACAGCAACAACATGGCCTGGTGTCTGTGGGATATGCTGACCCACCCGCGCTACGGCATGGGGAAACGTCTTGGTGCGGCGGATGTGGACAAATGGGCGCTGTATGTCATCGGCCAGTACTGCGACCAGTCAGTGCCGGACGGCTTTGGCGGCACGGAGCCGCGCATCACCTGTAATGCGTACCTGACCACACAGCGCAAGGCGTGGGATGTGCTCAGTGATTTCTGCTCGGCGATGCGCTGTATGCCGGTATGGAACGGGCAGACGCTGACGTTCGTGCAGGACCGACCGTCGGATAAGGTGTGGACCTATAACCGCAGTAATGTGGTGATGCCGGATGATGGCGCGCCGTTCCGCTACAGCTTCAGCGCCCTGAAAGACCGCCATAATACCGTTGAGGTGAACTGGATTGACCCGAACAACGGCTGGGAGACGGCGACAGAGCTTGTGGAGGACACGCAGGCCATTGCCCGTTACGGTCGTAACGTCACGAAGATGGATGCTTTTGGCTGTACCAGCCGGGGGCAGGCACACCGCGCCGGGCTGTGGCTGATTAAAACAGAACTGCTGGAAACGCAGACCGTGGACTTCAGCGTGGGCGCAGAAGGGCTTCGCCATGTGCCGGGCGATGTCATTGAAATCTGTGATGATGACTATGCGGGGATCAGCACCGGCGGGCGCGTGCTTGCTGTGAACAGCCAGACCCGGACGCTGACGCTCGACCGTGAAATCACGCTGCCATCCTCCGGCACCACGCTGATAAGCCTGGTTGACGGAAATGGCAATCCGGTCAGCGTGGAGGTCCAGTCCGTCACCGACGGCGTGAAGGTGAAAGTGAGCCGTGTTCCTGACGGCGTTGCTGAATACAGCGTGTGGGGGCTGAAGCTGCCGACGCTGCGCCAGCGCCTGTTCCGCTGTGTGAGTATCCGTGAGAACGACGACGGTACGTATGCCATCACTGCCGTGCAGCATGTACCGGAAAAAGAAGCCATTGTGGATAACGGGGCGCACTTTGACGGCGACCAGAGCGGAACGGTGAATGGTGTCACGCCGCCAGCGGTGCAGCACCTGACCGCAGAAGTCACCGCAGACAGCGGGGAATATCAGGTGCTGGCGCGATGGGACACGCCAAAGGTGGTGAAGGGGGTTAGCTTTATGCTTCGCCTGACCGTGGCAGCGGATGACGGCAGTGAGCGGCTGGTCAGCACGGCCCGGACGACGGAAACCACATACCGCTTCACGCAACTGGCGCTGGGTAACTACAGGCTGACAGTCCGGGCGGCAAATGCCTGGGGACAGCAGGGCGATCCGGCATCGGTATCGTTCCGGATTGCCGCACCGGCAGCGCCGTCGAGGATTGAGCTGACGCCGGGCTATTTTCAGATAACCGCAACGCCGCATCTTGCCGTTTATGATCCGACGGTACAGTTTGAGTTCTGGTTCTCGGAAAAGCGGATTACCGATATCAGGCAGGTTGAAACCAGCGCGCGTTATCTTGGTACGGCGCTGTACTGGATAGCCGCCAGTATCAATATCAGGCCGGGCCATGATTATTATTTTTATGTTCGCAGTGTGAACACCGTTGGCAAATCGGCATTTGTGGAGGCCGTCGGTCGGGCGAGCGATGATGCGGAAGGCTACCTGGATTTTTTCAAAGGCAAGATAACCGAATCCCATCTCGGCAAGGAGCTGCTGGAAAAAGTCGAGCTGACGGAGAATAACGCCAGCAAACTGGAGGAGTTTTCGAAAGAGTGGAAGGACGCCAACGATAAATGGAATGCCATGTGGGGCGTCAAAATTGAGCAGACCAAAGACGGCAAACATTATGTCGCGGGTATTGGCCTCAGCATGGAGGACACGGAGGAAGGCAAACTGAGCCAGTTTCTGGTTGCCGCCAATCGTATTGCGTTTATTGATCCGTCTAATGGCAACACAAGACCAATGTTTGTTGGTCAGGGCGATCAGATATTCATGAACGACGTGTTCCTGAAGCGTCTGACGGCCCCCACCATTACCAGCGGTGGCAGTCCTCCGGTATTTTCCCTGACATCAGACGGAAAGCTGACCGCTAAAAATGCGGATATCAGTGGCAGTGTGAATGCGAACTCAGGGACGCTCAACAACGTCACGATTAATGAGAACTGTCAGATTAAGGGGAAACTGTCAGCCAACCAGATTGAAGGTGATATTGTCAAAACGGTCAGCAAGTCTTTCCCCCGCACGAGCACTTATGCCAGCGGCACCATCACGGTAAGAATCAGTGATGATCAGAAGTTTGACCGGCAGGTCATG